TGTGGTCAGATGAATGTTTGAAGTTCTGGAATCAACATACCCAGCGTTGTCTTCCTCCTGTGCGATCTCCACACCATCCTTACCTTTAAGTTTAAACACTGGCCATAGTTCTTTCGGAATTGTATAATTACCCTTGCCGTCTTTTTCCCGGTAAACTTTAGGCGTGTACAAAAACTCAGGATTGGAAGAGAACCCCATAAATCCACGAAGTTTCTCTTTCAATTCCGGTGTCAATTTCAAATCGACTTTGTTTCCCATGTTTGCTCCTTTCGTTTCATCAAGTCTTTGCGCCCTGAAGTAATTCCATGGCGTCGTTACCCGATGATTTGTGTAGTCTGAAAGTCTTGTCGGCCGTTACCGCTCCGTCCCTGTCACCACGTGTTTTGGTGCTGTACTGCGCCACTGGGGCACTCAACGTCAGCGCAGGGGAAGATGAGATAACGATACTCACCGCCCCAGTCGTCCCGGCCACCCATTGCGTATAAACCGCGTCGTTGGCTAAGAGGTCAGCCAGGGAATCCACCGTCATGGTCTTCTCTGTGGCTGCGATAAAGAAACCCTTAACACCAGTAGAAACGCCACCCGATTTCCAAGGACTTAACGTGTTTCCAGACGTGAGTGAAAACTTCGAGAAGTCCTGTGTGGTCCCGCCTACCGTAAAAGTGGCCGCCAACACCGCCGGGGGCTGTACAGTCGAAACGCCATTGGGGGATAAGATGCTTCCATAAACTCGATCAGTAACGCTTACGAGACTACCTTGAAACTCAGTTTCTAATTGAATAGGTTCACCAGCATCATTAATTAAAAATGTGGGGTTACCCATACAGCCAGACATTTTTGTGACCAATTGGCTAGGGCTTGTGCCGTCATCTAGGTCGATACCCTCAAAAGTCATTGGTACGTGAGTATAGTCGCGATGTGGATACCAACTGATACCGTGTACCGCGCTTCCGACCGCGACTTCGAACCCAGCATCCCAACCGGTGGCCTTCCACCCGCATGCTTGTAGTATTTTACTCCAAGCCGGTTCTGTCGTTGCCGTTGCCCCGGGGTTCAAAGGTGTCATGAATTTAAATGTGCCAGTTTGCTGTCCCATAACGGAATTATAACTGTCAAGAGTTCCGTCCATGGTCTTCCGTTGAAACTCGGCAATATTCTCATCCCAACTCAAGTTCTCGACCTCGATATTAAAGTCTTCACTTGCCAGATTCTCAGCGGTGTAGGGTGTTCCTTCTAATTTAAACACCGCCATAGCCTTTTGTGATACTAACATTGTTTCGCCCCCTTTATTTTGGGTTTAACAGTTTTTTTTGGTTCGTAATATTTACCTTTGTGTTTTTCGAGTTCATCTACACTTAAATCAACAAACTGAGAGCCATAGTAATTTATGTCCCGCTTGGTGATGATTGCTATATTATGTACCATTACTTTCATGTCTACCTCAATTGTAAAGTACTGTTGGGTCACTCCGTTTCTGCCGGTATTTGATACTGATTTCGTGCTCAAACCCGCAAATATGGTTTTCTCCCTGTATCTGGAAAGGATTTGTTTGAACCGGCTGCATTATCAAACACTTACCACACAGGTTATAGCGTGATTTGGCTATTGTGTCATCATAAAGAACAAGTTCAATATCGGCCAATAGTTCCGTGATTTTTTGCCGCTGCCGTTCTTTTTCTTGTATGTAAACATCTAATATAACGCTCGCCGTCTTCATTAGCCGTCCAGCCTCATTGGTCCCAACCACATAACTTTCCGGGCCAACATAGATGTTAATAGCTGGAAATTTCTTTATATTCTCTGGGCTTACCGGCTCATCGTAAACTCCACCCACATCCGTATTAAAACCATTAACAATTGTAATGGTCTCAAGTTGAGTCTTGAGTTTAGCTACAATCTGATTAAAAGCTGAACCGGTCGTGTCAATTGTACGTTCCTGATAAAACCAGTTAGTACTAAATGGCAAGAATGTAACACTCTGCGTGTATTGTCCGGCCTTTTCTTTGTTGTGATAGAGTATCATTTCAACAACCCCGAAACAACTTTCTTCACACTCTCGACATATACCTTCTTGCCTAGTTTCTTAGCCTCACCCACGATATCGGTCCGCTGAGGGATGGTTATATTATGCGGAGCGGTAATCCCAGTTATATCTTTTGTACCCTTTTTAACAAATACTGCTTTACCATCTCCAATAATTTTGTATGGCGTTCCCCCAGGATGTCGTATTGTTCGGCTCTTAGTCCAACTTGCATCGTGAATAGGCAAATACTCTCTTGCACGATTGCCTTTATCCAGATAGACTTTGGCTACTACATCTTTATTTTCTATCCTTGCCCGACCTAGAATAGACTCTGCCGCGGCACCAGAACGCCTATTTAAACCTTTCTGCCCACGTCTGCCGCTTAGTTGGTTTTTGGTAACCTGGCCAGCAATGTACAGACTATCTTTGTTCCATTCCTTGCGGATTTTAGGTAACAACGTTTTAGCGCCAACCTTATTGAACACTTTAGTCAACTGTTTGGATTCTTTGACCTTTATTTCAACCGGCTTAGCCAACTGTTATCCTCTTATAAGGTCTCAACATATTCCTAACCTCATCCACCAATCCATCAGGAGACTGATCGGATAGCGCTCTGCGTGTGGTCTGTCCTTTGATAGTGCTCTGATTTTCGAAATCGCTCCGATGATCGTCAATATATCTGATTTGCAATTCGCAGGCCTCCACGATGACCGGATAGGCCTCAGCCAACCCGCGTGACGTAACACTATTTATAGTTACGTAGTCGCCATTGGCGTTACCTGATTCGGAGTTCTTTTCATCGATTATCTCACCGTCTTGGAAGATACCGTATAACACTTCCACCGTCAAGGTGGTCCCCGACAGGCTTTGGATATAACCCACCGCATTGCTTGTACGTCCCTCGACCCACTTTCCGGCAACTAGCGCCCCTGAGCCGACTGTGATTTCGAACACAGAATTTACACCATGAGTCGCTAAACCACCAGTGTACACAACTTGAAGTACCCTACGACCCGGAATAACTGGCGTATCAAGTACAATACTGTTCTCTTGAGCCCCTATGTGGTAATTCGTCTCATCACTCTCGTCTCCGTCAAATTCGCCAGTGGAGTCCGACTTGACGCTTGTAATGCTCGATATGGGATAGGCCTTGACAAAGAATTCCGTCTGCCCCTCCAGTACATCAAAGTATTCCGGGTAGGACGTTGTTTCCAAATCCCTGTCCAGGTAGGTTTCAATGCGATCAGATATCACCGGAATGCGTTTAACATACCGGCGTTTGTATTCCGCACCGTCCGTCAATGGATCTTTCTCATCCATCGAAATCAACATTCGTCTGTAGCTAGTTAATAGCATAAGTAAGTGTAGGAGGTAGGTTCCCCCACCCCCTACTTAGTTTTAGGCTCCGCTATGGGTGAAGTCCACAGTCTGGTCCTGAGTCACCGGCACACTCTTAGGTTTACCAAGCTCGACATCGATGGAAAAGGACTTGGCTGTCGCCCCACCCCTTACCACTTTGACGAACAGATACCGAGCCGTGTCCTTGGACCGGATACGGATTACCTTGGTCGTGTTAGAATTCGCAGAAGTGATCTGGTTGAAATCCGCCAGAGTACCATCCGCCTGAGCTATCGCTGTTGCCGCACTGGCCGCACCGTTTGCTGCCGAAGCCAGCAAAGACACGTCGAGTGTCCCATTGATGGTCCCGCAGTTAACTTGCACCATGGCTTCGTCGTAGCCCTTCATATCGATGCCGGACGAGACACCGATAGTGGTGTTATTGTAGCTTGTGCCAGCCGTCGAAATCTGCTGTGCAGGGAAAGACTGCTTGACAAGAACTTCCTCATGTATTCCTTGCATTATTTGTCTCCTGAGTTAATGATTTGTTTAAGTTTGTTTGCAATTGTCGCTTCTTTGGGTATGCACAGCCCACCTTTTGGTTTAGGCGCTACCGGCTCGGGGTCAGCCTGGCCAGACAGCTCTTTGAGAGCCTGAACCAGGTCTTCTCCATCAATGCTGATGTTACACGTTCCGGTCGAATCCTCGCCATTGAGGGCATCAAAGACTAAGCCCTTGAACCCCTCTTTGGATATGTGCATATTAGCACCCATTACCAGTTAGCCTCATTTGATTCAGCATCACTGAGCAGACAGAACGCGTCGTTATGTAACAGTGCGGTGTCTACGTCCACGAATGCCACAATCCATGTTTGGTTGCTGGCGAATGCCGTCCCTGCCGTGTCGGAGGTCTTGAGTCTCAAACCACCCCACACACCCAGGGCGAATTTCGAGAACTCACCGACTATGGCGTATGTAAGGGTCCCGCCAGTTACAACAGGAACTTGTGTACTGCAACGGACTTTAATGCCGAGGGTGTCTTCCAGCACCGCGTCGCTCATCAAGGGCATGATTAACGGTTGACCGCTAGTGTCAGCGGCAAACTGTGCCACACGTTCGCGCTTCAAGCCAGATTTGACTCTGGGTTTGGTCACGAGGGCCATGGTGTTTTGGATCTTTCCGAAGTCATTGTCTTCGACATCGGCAATCATGCTGGCGACTTTATCAACGACCAAGCGACCGCCGCCACCACCCACGCTGGCAGTAGTGGTGAGACCGGCGTTGATAATGCCCATGGGCTCCTTGTCGGTTCCCTTGCCTTGGATGGCAATGTTGTCCAAACCAATTGTTGCGCCCTCGATCATGAGGTCTTTGACAACCTTCTCGGCGACACTGGCCTGCATGAGTAAGCGATTACTGACCTTCACCAGCATTCCACCCTCTTTGGGCCGCATGCTTTCTTTTCTGTGGTCGATGTTCTGCTCACTCTGCGCCTGGCCGTCTGAAGTCCAGACCAGGGAAGGTCTTGAGGTCACGCCAGCGATGTCGAAATCAGCGGTCAGACCTTCGTACACGGTCATCCCGGCTTCTTTCATCACTGTCTGCGCTAATGCGGGCTTGAGGATATCGCCTGAGAGTTCGGTGGGAATCAAGAATCCGCCCTGTCCACCGGTATTGGTGTCAACGGCCTTCTTCTTGGTTTCGTCCAGAACTTCCTTTTCATACCCAGCACCGTCCCAGTCGTTGTTTATGATAGCGCGGCAAGCTTTGGTCCAGGAGAACTTTTTCTTTTCGCTCTGCTCTTCCATACCGGGAAGGTTGACGTTATTCTGCCGAACGCGATCGACGTAAGACTGGAGTTCTTCTTTGACCTCCTTCTTAGCCGCTTCGATCTTCTGGTCAGTCAACTCGGCGTTACCTTCCTTCTCCTTTTTAAGACGGTCTTCGAACCCCTCCAGGAATTCGCCCATCTTCTCTTCGATTTTCTTTTCTTCTGGCATTTTTATTCCTTTCTGATTGTTTTGTTTGCGTTTTCCAGAAGGTCATAAAGCTTCGAATCCGCTTCGTCGTCGCCGGAGTCTGTTTGAACCGGGGAGTCTTCGAATTGCGCAAGGGTCTCTATCCTCTCAGCCGTCTCACGGAGATCGGATATAGCCTGCTTTATCTCTTCTATGTGTTTGGTTAAATTGTTTTGTTTCAAATCTTTCGTTAATGTGATGTTCACGGACTTAGCTGACTTTACCTCCGTCAATTGTTTGACCCATGACACTTTCTTTTCAATCTCAGCCACACCATCGCCATCGTCAATACGGACGTCGATTGTGACACGTTCGTCTGATTCGCTAAGGATGAAAATTGGTCCAGGCAATTCATCATTATCAGTATGTTCTGTTTTGGAACCAACTGATTTAACGAAATACTTCTCACCCTCGCCCTTCATGAGGTCAATGCCGTCTTTGAGTAAGGACTCAAGAGTGTTCTCCCTTACTTCCATCTTTATAGGTTCTTTACCAGCATTCATATTCGCGCCAATGGTTACGATCGAATACTCCATAAGTATCCATTTATCGTAAATCCATTTTACATCTTTGCCGTATTTTTCTTGTTCTTCTGGGCTTGGCTTGCGCTGATCTTTCCATAGCGCGCGGAACCCTATTGAACCAGAGTCCAGCCCGCCGGCATCTACCATTCTGTACACGTCTTCTGAAAAACCTGTACGATCCATTTCATCATCAAAAAATAAGACCCATCCAAGAATTGCGTCTTTTTCTTTGTCGTACCAAGTTTTGATCGACCTACCGATAGGGAAAGACCAAGCGTCATGCATAAATAGTATGACGGGTTTCTTTTTGAAAAAACTAAGGTCTCCGCCTTTGGGGACAACAACCTCTTTATGCCAATCAACTGATGCATCGGTAAACCTAAATTGAATAACACGTTTTTCAAGGCCTTCGTGGAATTTTAATCCTACACGCTTACAATACTGAGCGCACTGAGCGGCACTAAGTTCAACATCGGCATCCTTTTTAAAATCAACATAGATTTGTTTTTTGATTTCTTGTTCGCTCATTTCTTTACTCCGGCTAAATTTTCCTTCATCGGGTAGTTGTTTCCTGGTAAGAAAAAGAACTGCTTAAGCGCATATGGCACTACCCGCCTGTTCCGCTGAAACTCCGTCTCGTTTTCCGGTGCAACAGCATTAGCATCCATCTTTTTGAGAATTGCTTTTTTTGTTGGTTTCTTCCTTTTTCCTTTTGGGCCGGGCTGGCCTAACTGTACACCCATATTTTCTCCCTTTGTTTTGAAAATAAAGTTTTTTCGGCGTCGGATTCGTAATATTTACATCATCACCAAAATTCATGTCTATTTCATTTGAATTGTCAATTGAGTAGTCAAATATACGTCTGTTTTTCATCACTGCCACATGAGTTCCTATCATCTTTCATTCCCTCACCGCAATTGCAACACAACGGCAGTTAATTGTTTCCTCTGGCGCTCCGCTGGCATCCCCGGGGTATCTCAACCCCGTATTCGGGAACGTCTTACCGATTTCCACTACACTGCCATTCTCATCAATATGGGAATCGCGCACATCTTCGTCGTTGGCTGTAGTCCACTCATGCTTCTCGATCCCAGCCTTCTTCATAAGCTTCTGCCTGGTGGTGTTGGCGGTCGAGGCTGTCTCCGTCCTGGCTATGGTCTGAGGCGAACTCGCAATACGGGCATTCATTGTGTCGCGCTCCACTTCCTTCAGGCGTTTGGCAATTTTAACCAGGCTCTCGCCCTCCATCTCCGCGAACACTTCCTCAATCTGCTTTCCCATCGTGTTGAATGTGGTGCTGTTGACCCCCCGAAGGTATTTCCATCGCTCTTTCCGTATTGCTTGGCCCGCCGCACTGGTGGGACCGATACTGACAGCCTGGCCTAACTCGGATGACATCTGACGGTTCTGCAACTCAATAGCATCCTGATAGATGGGGTCATGTTGCTCAACGATGACCTTGTTTTCCACCTTCTTATTCAGCATGAAGTCACTGAGCCTGAACTTATATGGTGCTTTCTGTTGATTCTTGAGCCATTTGTCCACCTTGTCCAGAAAGGCGTTGCGTTGCCGAACGAGGTATTTTACCATTTCCTTTTTGAATTTTTTTTCAGGCACATCCAGCGTGGCTTTAACCCACGTCTCCCAGAATTTCGATTTGTCGATAGATTTCTTAAACGATTTCCCCTCACCATCAGGAACCGGAGTGCCGAAACTAGGCTGCCCCACTGTCTCACCAGTACTCAAATCAACCCGGTTACCTTTGACAAGTGGTTTATCAAGCCAATCCATGCCCTCGATATCAATCTCAAGCCCGACTGTCTCATACGCCGTGGCGGGAGGTACGCCATCTTGTATAAGCAGCCGGGCATCTTTAATCTTCTGACTCTGGTCACCCCGTAGAACAACGATGTGTGACGTGTCAAAATCCCCTTTGATTTTAGGATCTATCGGAGTGATAAACTGATTGTTGATGTCAGCCCAAACCTTGTCCTTATAAGGGATTAGCGTATCCCGCCAAAAAAGCTCTTTCTCGACATTGGCTGTGGCGCGGTTGACGGTTTCAGTCAATCCAAGTATGGTCTTACTCACGCCGTAGACGGCCATGATAGTGTCCCGGCTTATGTCTTTCTGCTCGGTGTATTGCAGATCTTTAAGGTCTTTAGCCGCCGAATCAAACGACAACCCGGAGTGTAAGAGAGCCGTCCGTCCAGCGTTCTTCCATCCCTCATGCTGGTCAGCCCATTGTTTCTGGATCTGCTTAATCTGCTCATTTAAGAGCTCTTGGTCAGTAGTCAACACACCCCCGACCGTAGCATTGTTCTCGAAGAACCTATCGGCCAGCTGTGTGCCTTTGATGTCGCCTGTGATTGTAATTTCCAGGCTGGAATACGGCGACAACCCGAGCATCCAGTCATAAGGGTTATACAACCGTGTCCTGATTATCTGGTCATTCCTGAACGGGATTTTCCTTCCGCTCGGATGAATGTACTCCCATATCCCCTCAAATTTACCTTTCTCACCCTTCTTGGGTTTAACAAGCATGTCACTGAAAGGGTATAGAAAATCTGGCACTTGTCCCCGGCGAATATCGGCTGGGTTGCCGTCCGCGTCCGTGGGGAGGATAAAACATTGCCCGCCAGGAGTCTCGGGTGTAGGGAGTAGTAGATTGAGTAAGACAGCCTCAAAAAAGATCGTCTGGCTCATGTTCCAGTTGGGATTGGCAAATAACCGTTCCAGTTCCGGATGTACTGCCTCCTCATCCGTGTTCGGATTTTTGTAAATTATAGGCTGTCGTGCCAGGTTATTAGCTATCTTCGAGGCGCAGGCATATACCCAGGGATGCTTGGCATAGGGCTTTTTTAGTATCTTGCTTGCCGCGTCTGTACTTCCATGCAGCCGCCACCAGCCTTTGAGGAAATCTGGGTCCAGGTCGGGGTTGGCTTTTGTGCGTATAGGTTGGCCGTTTTTGTCCAAAATCTTTGTCTCTGTCATACGAAAACAACTCCGGGTATTGGTCTCACTTTATCGCTAATTACGGCCCATAAGGCCATCTTGAAAGCGTCGGCGTCATCCGGGGAGCGGCTGATTTTAGCCTTCACGTCGTCTTTGCTGCACACTTTTATAGTCTTTTCTCCAGCGATGTCATAGGTGTAAGCCGCCAAGTCACCTCTGAGTTTGTCAGATTTGACTGCGCCCACCTTACTATCTTCAAAATAAAGTTTTACATTCCACGATACCTGACTATTTAGATTTTTGAACTCAAAATCTTTTGCCGCGAACTGTTTGACAGTCTTCCCACCGCCATTAAATTCTTTAACCCAATAGCCGTCATTATGGAGATGATCGACACACATCCCACCCAATCCCACGACATCCATATAAACCCGACTATGCGATAATTCGTATTTTTTGATTAATTCCTTCGTTTTTTGCTCGACTTGCATGGCGTTGGTTTTGTCGTATCCCTCTGAGTGGATGACATTGAACCCCACTTGAGGATGACCCTCGAGTACGTACCACTTCGATGGATCCGGGCCATTTCTGCCCACATCCACACCCATGCCCCTGTAGATTTCGAGGGGAAAGTCTTCCGGCTTCTTGTTCATCTCCTCGGCTTTACGTTTTTGATATAATTTGATGCGCTTGGGCAGACCTATTTTTCTTTCGGCCTTCCATAAGTGATCCCATGATATGAGTTGGTCTACGACGTCATCAGCTTCCCAACTACCTAGAACGCGCTTTCGGTACAGATTTGGTGAGCGGAGTTTTAACTCTTCCAGGGATTGGAGATAATCCTCGCTGTTGTATGGGTTGTCCTTCGGTAATGCCGGAATGAAAATCTGCCCCTCTGGCAAATTGTGGGCTTTGTACGGATTGTAAAAAAACTCCTTAACCCATCCTTGGTGTGGGTTGCACGACATGATAATCAAAGGTCTAGGCCTAGGATCCACCGCCCACCGGCCTACACGGTCACAGCATTTGAGATATAGGTCTTTACTCAATTCCTCAACCTGCTCAAGGAAAATGACATTCACCTCCAAGCCATCAAACGCACTTAGTACCTTATCCTGTTTAAAGTTCTCGGCTATAAACTGCACCTCAGAGCCGTTCCGTGCCCGGATAAGCAATTCTTGTTTATTAAAATTCCTGGGATTGAAAAATGGTTGTGGCGCAAATTTCCAAAATGACTTAACCACCGTCTTAAGCATGGTGGGTCTGTCTTTACGCACAATACACACCCGGATCCCTGGGAATATCCGGCATAGAATGAAAATCACCATCAGACAACCGACCGTCTTAGCGCCGGCCACCGCCCCACCCACTAGGATGCGGGTGAATCTGGCGGACAATGCTGCATCAATTATCTTTTGCTGCTTCTTTGTTGCTACTAGATTCTGCATCTATCCAGCCGGGGCCAATTTGTGTTTTTGATTAGCAATCGCCATTTTCGTAGTGCCCATTAACACAACGTCTGCAATTAAATACACGAAGTAAATGGAACAACTATTCAAAACTGTACATCCTGGTCGCCATATTTTATCACCTGGCCACTCTTTTCCGGGGCTTCCGGTATGCGTTCTACCTCCGGCGCCCGGCCCTCAGCACGATTGATGAGTTCCCGGATAGCCGCTGCGTCGCCCTTCATTCCCCGGATTATCATCGCAGCTGCCAGGCCATAAGCCAGAGCCTTGTCCGAATCAACCTTGATGCGCTTCTTTTTTGAGTCACCGTCACCAGAATCAATCGTGAAAGTGACATCTATCTGCTTGGATTGGAGTAGCTCTTGGACGGTGCGGCTAAATATACGTTTTTCGCGCGTATTCCCCGGATTAACTATTGTTCCCTTGGCCCATTGGGGTAATCCCTGCTTCGACATTTTGCTTTCTGAAACCCTTTTTTTGCTACTCATTTATTAAAATAACATTTCAAAATCCCCATTTATTTTTATTTTCATATGTGTACTCAAGTGTGAGGCTGATATGCCGGAATCATATACAGAAACCGTTTTTTATCCGGAATGGAAAGTCGAAATTGTGATTTGTCCAAATTGCTCAAGCCGGATGCGTTTTACTCCGCCATCGAATCAGGTGTGCTACAATTGTGGGTTGGCTCTTAACTATGAGGACTCTTACTATGGCGAATACTTCGCTTAAATGGCATAATGAGACGCGGAAGTTGGGCGAGTTGGTCCCGTATGAACACAATCCCAGACAACTGACTAAAAAGCAATATGCCGATTTAAGGCGTTCTCTCGAAAAATT